GGGCCGCGCGCAGTGCTACCGCTTTTTTGCCGCGAGCCGTTTGGCGAGGTAAGCGGCGCAATCTTCGCGGACCCCGGGGTTTTCCAATTGGAAATCGTTGAAGTGCCCGAAAACGATATGGCAGCGATCGGAACAGATTGGGACCACGTTCGTCGGGTCCAGTTCCTTTGATGGGTCAACGTGGAACGGAATGACATGGTGCCCGGTCAATCCGTCCTTTGCGCCGCAGGCAATGCACGACTTGCCGCGCAGGAACGCCTTGAGCCACGATTCCCACTTTGGCGAACGTGGCTGGCCACCGGCGGCGATCACACCCGGGTCGGGGCGGCGGAAAAGGCCGAACATCACTCGTACTCCGCGCACTCGCGGAACGCCGCGTCGATCTGGTCTGCCGTCATGCCGGTGACGCGCACGAAAGCCTCGAACATCGGATGTCGGCGCGTGTAGGAGGTCGAGTATTCCCACTCGTTGCGAGTCAAAGCCCGCTGCACCGGATCGACCATCGCGCCGATGGCAGCGGCGATCCCGTCCGGGTCGTGGCCGTGCAGGATGAGCCAGCGACGGAGCTTCCGGGCCTCGACCGCGTCGGGGACCGTAGGCGGCACCGCCACGACCGACCGGCTCGCGTCGTCCCACCGGCCGCTGCCGTCGCGGATCGCCGCGCCGTCGGCATCAGAAAGCTGCACGGCGGAGAGCCCTTCCGGCAGCGGATCGGCAACGACGGTGCCCACGCTCACGCAGCGGCCGTCGGCGTCACACACGATGTACCACTGGTCTGCGTCAGACATTCGGCACCCCCAGGATCATGGCGGAAATGCGGCCGGGGTTCGTGCTGATGTTGTGTTTCACGGCGAGCCGCGACCCGGCCGGGATGCTGATGCCGGAAAGCATGTTTCCGATGGTGAAACTGCCGGTCTGCTGGATCAGCGGGTTCCCCGTCTGCTCGACGAAAGACGACGACAATTCCACCTCGCTCCCGGCGGCACCGACGCCGAGCGATAGACGCCACGGTCCGTTGTTTCCAGCGGTCGCCGAGCAGGACGGCACGACCGTCAGCGCCTGATAATCCGACGCCGTGGCCGATGTGATCTCGACCCACGTTCCACTGCTTCCGCTCATCGCCACGCCCGCGCTGGTCGAGGTGTTCGATCCGATTGCCTCGACCGCCGTCGGCACGCGAGACGGCTCAGCGTTGGTGAACGCCCAAATGCGAACACTGACGCTCGTCTTGCCCGCAACGATGCTTTGGCACCGGGCCGCGATCCTCGATCCCGACGGAATGCGCACAGGCACCCAGATCAGCGGCGGCGCGCCGCCGTAACCACCGACGGCGAGATTGGGCACGATCACAGTTTCGGAGCCAGACGCGCCGATGCCAATATCAACGAGCGTCGAGGTGTCGGTGGCCGCGGTGTAAACACCACTCACCATCACGCCGATGAGCGACGCCTGCGACGACAAGGACGCGGTCAGTTGCACCCAGGAGCCCTTGGTGTGAGCCGTCGCTCCGGCGGTTGTGCTGAAACCGCCCGTATCAGCGATGAATGGATGCACCATCCCAGCGCAGAACAGCGGCGCGGCCACGGACCGCGGCGTGCGGCCGAGCGATGCGACGGATCGACGCGCAAGGCGGAGACTCATCAGGTGATCTCCGATCCGAACAGGCTGAAGGCGAGATTCGCGTTTCCCGCGTAGACGGTGACGATGTCGCCCGCGTTGAGCGAGAGTCCGAGCGTGAGCATGGCGGCGTCGTTTCCGCCCAGCGAAACGTCATAGGCGAGGTACTGCGCCGTGTTCAGCGTGGCACCGTTGACGCGGATCGCCACGCGATAGGTCGTCGCCGTGCTGCCCGTGTTGGCGACGGCGAGCGTGGAGACGACAGTCTGCGTGGCCGATGGCACGGTGTAGAGCGTCGTCGCGGTCGTCGCGGAAGGGTTGCTCTGCCCGAGAACCTTGTAGGAAGTCGCCATGCGTCACATTCCAGAAAGGAGGAAGTGCGAGAGTGGATCACCGCCGCCAGCGGCCCCCGTCGGGCCGGTACTGCCAGCCGCGCCGTTGCTGCCGTTGGCGCCAGCGGCACCAGCCGCGCCAGTGGGCCCGGTAACCGTGGAGTCCGCGCCAGCGGCCCCGGGTGCCCCCGTGGGGCCGGTCACAGACTCCCCCGCGGGGCCCGTGTTTCCGGTCGGTCCCTGGATGCCCTGCGCCCCCGCACTGCCCGGCGCACCGTCTGCGCCCCGCGCTCCGGTCGGCCCCGATGGTCCGGTCACGGATGCCCCAGCCGCGCCGTCGGATCCTCGAGCCCCAGTCGGCCCGGTCGGACCAAGCCCGCCAGCGGACAGGTACGCGCGGAGTTGTTCAAGCGTTGCCTTGCGCGCGCCGCCCGATTGCGAGACGAGAACGAGGTCGGCACCCGTCACGCCCGTAATCGAATTGAGGTCGCCAACGCGCTTTTGCAGGGGCATCGGTTACTCCACGAGCGGGACAACGATTTCGTCGCCCTGCTCCGTGATGATGTAAGCGAGGTCGCGGTCAACGCGCTTCGTATGGATGCGCACTAGGGACTCGAAAGCGTCCCCGTAATGGAAAACCGGAACGCCTTTCGGTGCTGCGACTTCGTAGAACCGCGCCACGCCGTCCATCGACTCCACGATCCGATCCCCGCGCTGCGGCTCCCCGTAAGGGAGTTCCGAAACTTTCACAAGGAAATCGCGGGACTCGTAGGTTTCAATTACGCCGTTCTGCCCCTGGGCCTCGAACGTCGATCGTCCGATCGTGGCGAGGCATTGCGCCGTGTACGCGCCGCGTTGGTACGCGACGGTAACGGAAGCCGCGGAAGCCAGTTGCCCCGCGAGCCATGCCGCACCGGATCGAAGGAGATCGGCCAAGGGGCACCCCCAGGAGGCAACGCGAAGCCCGCGGGCGGCGGCGACGAATCACCAACCGCCCGCGGGTTGCGTGGGGAACGGGTTCAGCGACCGACGTTGAGCAGCACCTTCACGGTCGAATCGGTGGCGGCACGAGCGGCGGCGAGCCGACCCGCGTAGACCCCGGTCGAGGCGTGGGCAATGCCACTGGTCGCGTACCAGTTGATTACCGACCCCTGGGCCCCGGTCGCGCCGGTGGCACAGGGGAGGAAATGGACGCCCGTGGTCTGCACCGAGCCGAGCGCGTTGGCGGCGATCGGACGCGGGGCGACGGTCACGAACGTATCGAGGACCACGACCGCACCAGCGGCCACGGCAGAGCCCGGCGTGTAGTCAAGCGCGTTGCCGTTCTGGAGGAAACCGATATCGGCCAAGGGATCACCTCGTTTCTTTTGTTGGAGTTTGGGAGCCTCACGCGGGGCGGGCGGCTTGGGCCCCGCCCGCCCCGCTGCGGACTACGTCACGGGTCAGGCGATCGCCATGCGGAGCGTCGAGAGCGGTTCCGACTTCGTGCAACCGAAGTCCATGTACCCGCGGATGCTCACGCCGAGACGGTCGGCGTCGGGCATCACGTTCTCGATCGTCGGCGTCTGCTGCCCGTTGAGGAAGACGACGTCCATCGCGGAGAGGTCGGCGGCATCGGCCACCAGCCACCACGTCGAGGACGAGGTCAGGTAGTTCGACACGACAACGTCGTACCGACCGCGGAGGACGTTGTTCGACGGGGCGCGGCTAGCCGCGTTCCCGACGCCGTCCGCGATGAGCAGAGACGAGGTCATGAGTTCCGCGGCGGTCAGCTCCAGCTCCGGCGGCACGAGAAGAATCCGCGGCGCGATGCCGAGCGGGTTCCCGTCCGGGTCGGTCAGCTTGCGGAACGCCGTGGCGGCGGTCTTGAGAGACGACAGGGAAAGAGCGTTGCCAGCTGCGGCAGTCACCTTCTGGTAATAGGTGTCGTTGGCGGCGAGGAACTCCGTCCAGATCGTCTCATTGAGGGCCAACGCCGACCCGCGACCCATCCGCTGCGGAATCGCGGAAAGGGCGTTGAGGTCGTCGTTATACATATCCTGCCGCGTGATCTGGGTCATGATGCCCCAGGTATCGGCGGACAGGCTGCGCTTGTAGTCGGTCGCGTTGGCGGTCTTGAGTTCGCCGCCGTTCCCGACCTTCTTGAACTTGAAGTCGCCGTTGAGGCGGAACAGGTTGATGCTCTTGAAGTCGTTGACCGACCGCACCGCGCTGATCCGCTGCCACACCGACTCCACCGAAGTGAAGCCCTGGAGCAGGAACTTGTTCACGACCGCCGAGAGGAGGTCCGCGATCTGATGCGACGCGAAAGCCGCCGTGATGATCGCGGACAGGTTCCGGTCGTTGACGCGCCCGCTCCCGGTGTACCCGTTGGCGCGGGCCGCGGAGACGAACACCTCGGAGAGCGAGAGGTCGCGGCGCGCCTTGTCGGCGGCCTCGACCGTCTTCTCGTCGAAATGCTTCTCCACGCCCTTGAGCCCGGCGTTGATGCACAGCCCCGCCTCGATCACCGAAGCCGAGGGCAGCGAAGCCTCGACAACGTGGATGGCGGGACCGGCAGGCCGCTGGCTGCGGGCTTCGAGGAGCTTCGCGGTCGCGGCCTGGGCTTCGAGCAGCTTCTCGATGCGGTCGTTCTGCGCGGCGAGTTCCGCCCGCAGCTTTTCGACCGCGCCGGGGTTGCCGTCGCTCACGCTCGCGCCGTCACCGCCCGAAGCGGTCACGACCGGGGCCTTGGGCTTCTCCACGGCGCCCGTCGCCGCGGCTTCGACCTTGTCGGTCGGCTGGGGATTCGTGGCGTCGTGCGCCATATCGAGGCCCTTCATCGCTTCCGCAGCGATCGCGGCAGACGTAGCGGGGTCTGCGCCCATCAACACAACCGAGACTTCCCGCAACTTCGCGCTGCGGACGACGGAAACTGGGCCGATGAAGTCGCGCCCGTTGACGCTGACTTTCTGACCCGCGGCGAAGTTCTCGATACGCCCCGGGTCGGCCCCGATGGACGCCTGGAACTTCATGCCCTTTTTGGAGAGTTGCAGGACGCGCTCCGCGATGAGCGACGTTCCGAAGATTTCCCCCGAGAGCGTCAGTTGCCGCCCGTCGTTGGAAACCTGCTGGGACTGCCCGAGGATCGCGTCGAGGGAAACGTCGTGACCCCACAGGATCGGGACGTTGTGCGCCGCCTCCAGGCCGTTGAGGTCAACGACGAGGGGATTGCGGGACCACGATTGACGGATCGCCGCGCCGGTGTATCCCACCATCTGAAAGGTCGGGGTACGCTCCGGGCCGCTCCCGTCCATCGCGGCCAGTTCGATTTCCGCGGACAGCGCAAGCGCGTTGATCTTGGCGGCGCGGATCGTGTTCGCGGCGGCGATCTGCTGCGCGATCTTCGTGCGGTTGTCGCTCACTCGGCTTCCCCCTCGTCGGCGGTTTCGGCGTCGGGCGTTTCGGTTTGCGAGTAGGTCGCTTCCGGTTGCAGATCGACCATCAATCCCAAGTCGCGCATCAGTTCGACTTCCTTCGCGCGTTGGGCCAGTTCGACTTGCCAATCCTTCCCCTGCTTCGCGTACTCGTGCGCGAGCGTCGTGGTATGGGTCCGCAGGCGAACCTCTTGCGCGGAGGCTTCCTTCGACGGGTCCACATGCTCGCGCCCGTCCCAAGCCCATTCCCAATCCCATTCGGAAATGGGAGGCATCCCGCGCGGGATCATGCCGAGCGGAATTGCTTCGTCACACCACGCCAGGAAGATGCGGTCGAGGGCAACGTGCCGCAGTTCGTGCCGCTCCGTCCGAATCATTTCGTGATAGAGCGCGTGATCCATCCGCCCGCTGGCGTAGTTGTAGCCCGACGAATCCAGCGCGGTCATGTTGTACGGGAGGCCGACGCTGCGGCCGATCTCGTTCAACACTTCGCGCTTGAACATCGCGTAAGTCGAGGTCGGTTGTTCCGCCTTGAGTTGCGAAATGTCGTAGCCCTGGGGGAGCGTGACGATGGAACGCTTCTGAATGTCCATCGCCTGGAACGCGCCGCCCTCGACTTCGTCCACTTCCGCGGCGGGGGAGTTCGTGTGCAGGAACGCCGCGAAGTCCGCGGCGGTTTCCGCGGCGGCGATCACGGCATCGGTGAAGCGGCGCATCGACCCGAAGAGGCGAAGCGCGGGAGCGACTTCGGACAGGCCGCGGTGTTGCGCGGGGCGGATCGCCTTGAACCAGTGGATGATGTATTTCGCTTCGATGCGGTCGAAGTCGAAATTGGAAATCATGTAGTTGGAGCCGGGGTGGTACATGAGTCGCTTGTACGCGACCACGTTCCCAGCCTCGTCAAACTCCAGACCGTCCACGATCGACCCTTCGGGGGTCGTGTTGGGGATATACAACCCAATCGGGGTTGCAATCATTTCCGCCTCGATCAACCGCAGATCGAGTTGGACGCCTTCAAGCGCCGGGTTGGTGACGAACTGCGCGAACGCTTCGCCGTCGATCAAGCGGCTTTGCCGCATGGTCCGCAGCTTTGAGGCAAGCCCGATCCGATGCGTCCAGCGGCAGAAAGACCGCTCGACAATCCGATCCGCTTCCGCGTTACCCGTCGTGAGTTGGAGCCGCGGGCCCGTGCCGATGAGGTCGGCCGCGAGGGTTTCGGTGATGCCCGCGAGGTAGCTGTTGTTGAGCCGCTCGTATCGGGCCCGGTTGCGGATCGTGCGCCGCTTGACGGCGGTCAGCGCCCCGTCGAGGCTGAACCAATCCGCGTTCGCCCAATGCGAAGCGTCGTCGGATTGTTCCGCGATGTCGATACGCGCCCGCACCTGCGGCTGGGGGGCCGCGGGCTTGGCCTGAGGGGCACGGCGGAAGAAGTCGAGGAATCCCACCTAGATCGTCCCTCCGGGCCGCAGGGACGAAATACGGAGGCCGCGGTAGGTCGTTTTCGCCGCAGCCTTGGCGGCGAGGTACTGGTCCGCCGCGATCTGCTCCGTGAGCGAATGCGCTTCCGCCTCGCCCGCGTCCGTGCGGACGCGCTTCGGGGACTGCGCGGCGGCTTTGAGGGAGTCGGAGACTTCGTCGCTCATACCGCAGACGGTAGAGCGGTCGGCAAAAAGCCGAGAGGGGGTCTGGCAGTAAACGAAGCGGCCCGGAGCGGGTTAGGCTCCGGGCCGCGCGGGGCGGGTCACGCCATATCGACAATCATCCGGTCGGTGCCGTCCGCATTGAGTCCGCCCACGAATCGGATCGTGAAGAGGTCCGCCAACTCTTCGGGCAGCGAGCGGGAATCGTAGGCCGCGAGGAAGACGCGGTCGAACGGGCGGATATCGCAACCGGAGTTGTTCACGATCTTGACGTTGTGGGCAGTGGGCATCGTTCCGTTTCCTTATGTCCTGGGGCGGGAAGCCCCGCGGCCCGATTGCCGCGGGGCAGGGGGGGTCAGGCAGGCTTGTAGCCGTAGTAGATCGTGCTGCCCGTTTCGTGGGCCACGATCCGCCGAAGGGCCGACTTCGGGAACACGGCAGAAGCATCGGCAACCGTCGTCGTCGGATAGATCGTCCCGTCCTCACCCTCCCAGGTCGTGAATCGGATGATCTGGACGCCGCCGGGAACACCCACGACGAACGACCCGGCGAAATCGCCGTTGCTCTTGTAGAACTCCGCAACCCGGTTGTGCTTCACCTTGTCGCCTTGCTTGACCATCGTTCGTTCCTTTGTTCCGGGGTTTCGTTTCCGTCTCTGCCCTACTGTATCCAATCGGCTATTGTCTGGCAAGGGGGTGAGGAAAGTTTTTTTCGGGGGGGACCCCGGAGGCCCGATTGCCTCCGGGGGGTGGGGGTCAGCGGACCCCCAGGAGCCGCACCCCCCAATTCGGGAAAGTGATTTGCTTCATGTGGTCGAGGACCGCGAACCAATTCCCACCCAGGAACTTCTTATCGCCCTCGTGATTCGTCACCAGCCAGCCGCCGTTGGCGGGCTCGTAGCTGGCCTTCCAGGTGAAAACGTCGCCGGTTTCGGTGTAGCGGAGGGTGAGGGTCTTCATGGCTTCGTTCCTTTTGGTTTGGGTTTCCGTCCTCGTCTGCCCCTACTGTATCCGATCGGATATTGTAGGTCAAGGGCTTGAGGAAGATTTTTTTTGGAGAGCCTTGGGAGGCCGATTCCGCGGTCATTTGGCGGGCGGGGGCAGGGGTTCCGCTAGGTCCATCCAGTGCGTGATTCCCGCCAGCGTTTCGCTGTGGAGTCCTTCCGTGTCGCACGATGCCCCGTAGGACTCAAAGGTGCCCCAATACTCGCCCAGGAAAACGTCCTTCCCGTCGAACACCCAAACGGTATCGCCATGTTCCGGCAACCGCACGGAAACGGAAACCCACGCAGGGAGGCGGCGCAGGTCTTGAACCCGATACCAGCCCTCGCCGTGCCAGACGTACTCTTCCCCTGCCATAGCGCCCCCTACTTCGCCCCGAACCGCCGAACCTCAATTCGGCCCCCCGCCCCCTTCGGCATCGCCACGACCCGCCGACGCCGTCCCCCGGCTTCCGTGGCGGTCGGGTGAACCCCCTGGATCGACGCCCCTACGGCGCAGCCAACGAGGCAGTCAAACCAATGGTTTTCCCTGCCGCTCGACTTCCACTCGTCCACGACCCGCGCGCGGGCTTCGACCCGCACCGGGTACTCGCTGGTCAGATGCTCAAACAGAAGATCGTGACCGCCTGGGGCCGCGTGGAACGCGATCGATTCGGGGTCGCCTAGCGCGAGACGCAGGCGCGCGGCGACAAAGGTTTTCCAATAGTTCGAGTCGAAAACGACGGAGCGCTGTCCCTCGCTGATCTGCCCGATGCGCCAATTGAGCCCGAGCCGATCCCCGCGGCTCCCCTTTTTCTCCGCGATCGGTTGACCGCTCGCGCCGACGCCGCGGCCGTGCGAGGGGAGGAGGAGCGCGGAGAAGTTCGAGCGACGGACGAACGTGCGGACGGTTTGCGTGGACTGGCCCCAATTCGCATCAATCAACAGTTGCCCGATGCGGAGCGCGGTCCCGTCCTCGCGCTTCCATTCCCGCGCAAGGAGTTCAATCGTCAGCGCGTCCAGGCCCGCGTGCAGCGCGCCCTCGAAACCCGTCCCCCGGGCCTGCATGGCAAGCGTTCGCTTCGCGCTTTTCGCCTCGAAGAATGAGGAGCCCTGTTCCGGGTAAGTCCCGTAGGCGACAAGGTGCCCGCCGAAGGATTCATTCCACGAACAGACCGCGTAGAACAACAGCCGTTCCTGAACGTCCACGAACGCGGTCAGCTTCTCGTGACCGTTGGGGACGACGCCGCGGGCGAGCGGGACGGCGCGCGTTGCAAGGCCGCGCTTGTCGAGCCGCCCGGAATCGGATTCGTCAATCAGCGGCTCGTTTTGGAACTCCGACGCGAAGGCTTGCTCCCCGCGGTCAATCCGCAGGTTCCAGGCGTGTTGCAACGCGGAGAGTTCGTCTTCGTTGTGCCGGGCCTCCCAGGCGACCCGCGCGCCCGCGTCCATCGCGGTCCTGTGCGTGGCGTAGAACGCCGTCGCTTCCTCGACTCCGGTCCCTTGCCGCTGACCCTCGCGCCGCAGTTCCGCGTACTGCGCCCACAGGTTTTCCGCCTGGGGCCAATCGTAGACGAGCCGCATCCGCCGCCCCTGCCACGCGGGGTGTTGCTGGCGGTCGAGGAGCCTATCGGCCAAGTCGTCCCGATGAATGACGGTGACGGTGCAAAGCCCGCTGATCTTCTTCCCCGGGCCCGCAAGACCCAGGATCGCGCCTTTGAGAACCGCTTCGCGCGTCGCAACCTGGGAGGGGCTCTTGGAACTCTCGTCGGTCTGCGGGTCGTCAATCAGCACGAGCGACGGCCGCGATTTCTTTCCGTCCGCGGCGCGCTTCGCGGACATTCCGCGGATGCGGCCCGTGATGCCAGCCACGCGGATGATGCCCCCCGCGGCCGGGCTTCCGGGGATCGCGGGGAACTGGACTTCGTCCGCGGTCCACGCGATGTGAGTCGGCTTCCCTTGGAACAGTTGCCCCTTCGCGCGCTGGTGAATCTTCTCGAGCGCCACGATCGGAAACACGGCTTCGGGAAAATCCTCGAGAAGTCGTTCGTTCGTTTCACACTCGACTTTGATCGAGTCGAGCATGGTGGAAGCGTGGGACTCGTCGGCCCCGATGATGGCGACGAAATCGCGGTAGCCGAAGAGGATCGCCCATAGCGCGGCGATCTCCACGAGGCTTGTCTTGCCCGATCCGCGCGGCATGGCGAACGCCAGGAGTTCGCCGCGCACGACCGCGGACTCGACCGCCTGCATGATCTCCAAGTGATCCGGCGACCACGACAGAGCAAACGTCGCGGGGAAGTAGTTCTCGCAGAACGCGCGGAACGAAGCGCGGGAGTCCTCCTTCCGCCCGGGGTTTCCCACCGGGGGCAGATTGCCGATATCGCGGCCCGACTCCGAGAGTTGAGCCTGCCGCGCGGCGGCGCGTTCCTTGTGGGATTCGTAGTCGCCGCGCTGCGGGCCGCGCCGCTTGCGAATCTCGCGGATCGCCTTGAGTTGGTCGCGGAGTTTCTTTTCCGCTTCCGCGGCTTTCTTGAGCGGGTCTTCGGTTGTCATTCGTCAGCCAACGCGGCCTTTTTGCCCGTGAGGGTTTCCCACCGCTTCACCGCAACGTCGGCGTATTGAGGGGAAATCTCCATGGCGAAACATCGACGCCCCAGCTTCTCGGCCGCGATGATCGTCGTCCCCGATCCGCTGAACGGCTCGAAGACGTTGCCGGGCCAGCACTGCATACCGAACGCAGGGAAGGCAACCGGGAACACGGCGGGGTGATGGTCGTCTTTTGTGACGCGCCCGCATTGACGTTGAACACGGATCACGGAATCCGCGATCTTTGTCGGGCAGAGCGAAGCCTTCCCGCTCGTCATCGCTTGAGTGCCCGACGCATCGCCGCGCATCGTCGCTTCGCCGCTTCGGTCGCGGATGCTGTCAGCGTTCTTCGGAACGAACTTCTCCGGTTTCTGCCCGACGCGGTTGAAGTGGAAAACGAACTCGTGCGAGGGCGCGAGTCGTCCATTCCAATCGCCAGGGAGCCCGCTTCCTTGGTCCCAGACGTACCAACCGAACCGCTTCCATCCCTGCTCTCGCATCCATTCAATCCACGCATCCCAATAGGGCACCCACTCGCCGTCACGGTGAATCATCCCCAGGTTGACGAGGACTTGCCCCTCGTGCGTCATGGGCAGGTTTGCGAACACGCCGCGCATAAGCCCATCCCAATCCGCGACCTTTTCCTTTCCTTCCTTCGTGTAGTCGCGCTGCTGACCGTACGGCGGCGAAGTGAAACAAAGGTCCGCTCTCGCCCCCGCCATCAACCGCTCAACGTCCGCGGCCTTCGTGGAGTCGCCGCAGAGGAGCCGATGATCGCCCAGGAGCCAGAGGTCGCCGGGCTTCGTGATCGGATCGACGGGCGGCGCGGGGGCCTCGTCTTCCGTGATCTCCTTCGGCTCGTCTTGGTAGAGCCCCGCTTCTTCCGCGAGGTCCGCGAGCATCTGCTGCACCTCCGCGCTGCCCGTATCCACTTCGCGGAGGATCGCGTCGAGTTTGATCGCGTCCGCTTCCGCCATCGCGGCGAGCGGGTCGAGCGTTGCCAGAATCTTGTCCCCCTCCGCTTCGTCAACGTCGAGGACGAGGACCGGCACGATCTCCTCGCCAAGCGTCTCCGCGCGCAGGTGCCCGTCGAGGAGCATCAGCGATCCATCCTCCAACTCGCGCGCGATCACGGCATCGGCAATGCCAACCTCCGCGAGGACGCCGCGGAGCGCGTTGGCCTGCGCTTCGGGATGCGTGCGCCAATTTTTTGGATTCGGCTTGAGGTCAGACGCGGGAACGCGGCGCAGTTCCTTGATTCGGTCGCGGAGTTGCATGGCTGCGGCCTGGGGGGCAGGGGAGGGGGGATGCGAAAGAAACTGACTTGGGAAAAGTGTTGGCTCCTGATGCCTGGTACGGGGTCGGGGTCCGGGAAGGACCCGTGGGGCGTTGCATTTTGCAACAGTTCGCACGTTTTGGCCTATTTTTAGGCACTTTTCGCGTCATGCGCGCCCCCCTCTGCGTGTTTGACCCCTAGAAAACGTGCGTCATTCGTCGCCGTGACAGCAACCGCGAGCGCTGCCCAGGCGTGTCCGCTGACCCCGTACAACGGGCCTGGGTTGCTTTTCGTGCCCGTTGGCCCCAACGCATCAATCAACGCCAAGCGAACGTTCGCATCCTTCGCGCGTGACGATCCGCAAAGGTGCAGCTTCACATCCTTCCGATAGACGAACTGAAACGCTGTCCTATTGGCCTCTGCCCGTTCCTTGAATCGCCCGATCTCAACGCAAGTCTCGAACACCGAAGCCCCGACCGCCATTCCGTAAGACGCGATCATTTCGCAGGCCACGCGGTCATACCCGCCGACCGCAATCATCGCTCGAATGGAATCGTTTTCCCTGTGGCCGCTTGAGATCACGCGCGAGCCATCCCAAACGACTACGCCAGACTTGTCGGGGCCTGGATCGATTGCGAGAAGTCGCATGGACTACCACTCCGATTGAGCTTTCGCCAATTCACGCCTCGCCCGACATTCGGCCGCGCGTTCCGCAATTTCTTCGGGCGACGGATCGCCAGGGAGCGGGCCTTCGACGTATTGCACGTTCGCCAATTGCAAAGGTTTGGGCGGAAGACACAACACTTTCGCCCAATCGCTGATCGTGTTTCGGTGGACGTTGAATCTCCGCGCCATCGCTTTTGTCGTCGTGCCGCGGTCCATCCAAAGCCGCTTGAACTCGTCTGCAATCGGTGGCAATCGTTCGTCGTTGAATTGGGTTCGTTTTTTCAACCCCAGCCGTTTCACCGTGCGATCGATTGCGGAGCGACTCACTCCACAAGTCTTTTTCATTTCCTCAACGGCATCGCCCCTATTCCACATTTCAACAAATTGCTCGTCCGACACGAGAAGTTGTTGAGCCGCGCAGGGGTTTGACGAAAGCGGCCTGCGCGGAAGGCCAAATCGCTTCGCCCATTCCTGCACGTTCGTCGCTGACCGCCCCGCGCGCAAAGCAATATCCCGGGTCGGCATATCCGAAGCCCACAAAGCCGCGAACTCGGCACGAGTAAACGGGGCTTGTCGTTTGTCCTGCGCCACGGTCAATTGTCCTCCCCGTAAATCGACCGCACCGGCCGCGCGTAGTGCCTCACCAACCAATCGACCTGATACGTCTGATCTCGCACGGCCTCTGTCTGCCGTTCGATCCCAGCGGCGACGCGGTGGAGCGCGTCACGCACGACCAGGGCGGCGGCGAGGATGGCGCAGGAGAGGAAGAGCGTCTCGCGCATCACACCACCTCCCCGCCCGCCTCGCGGATCGCGGCGATCCACTGCATGTCGCGGACCATCGACTCGGGCCAATCGTGTGGCCTCCGCACCCTCGGCGGCGTCTCGCGGGCGAGGATGGCGTCGATGTCGGCCGCGTAGGATTCGCACAGCCCGCCGTGAATCGTGTCCGGGTGTTCCGCCGCCCTGCCCTTGAGCCACGCCACCAGCTCACCCAGCCGCCACCGTTCGTGGCGAGTGAGCCACCCGCGCGGCGGCTGCGGCGCGGCAAAGAGTAGGACGATTTCAGGGCTGTCGTCCTCGGCCCCCTCGTCCTTGATGTATTCGGCCGCAGCCGATTCCGTCGAAAACGTCGTCTCCACCGTCCACTTGTCGCTGGCGCGCCACCGCACCCAATACGCCACCGGCTCCGAACTATCCGGGCCGGAAGGATAGTTCGATCCCCCGCCCGCGTTCGCGACTGCCGGAGGCGCTGCGAGCGTATGGCGAGCAAGGACAGATTCGACCGCACGTGCGGCGTCGGAACTTGCGGTGATGATGAATCCGCTGGCGTGCCGACGAACGCCGTCCGCGATCCCCTGCAAACCGTCCCGCTCGGCTGGCGAGAGGCCAACCAGTTGCTGCTCCCCGCCCGCGTTCGCGGCGGGTGCGGACTGCAAAGCGGCCTTTGCGATGCAATGGGCGTCGTACGCAGCGCCGTTCACGGCAGCGCGGGAATAGTCCAGCGCACTGATCTTGCGAAGAGCCTCCACCGCCGTCAGCGCAATGGATTCCGCACGATCCACCTTCGCCCACAACACCCTGTCGTTGTAGTTTTTCTTGCGCCGAATGTCTTCGCACTCCTTCTTCGCCGCGTCTCGCTCGCGGATGGCGGCGTCTCGCTCGGCGGTGAGGCGGGCGATCCCGCGATTGGCGGCGGCGAGCGACTCTCGCGTTTCTGCCAGTGCGTTCAGCGTGGCGGAGTGGGCGATGGCCTCGTCGCTGGAGGCATCCGCTTGCTCAACAACGCGGGCTGACTCGCCGCGACGGCTGAGCCCCCAATCCTCAAGGATTTCGTCCCACGGCCACGAGCAAACGGGCGTGTAACCATTCGTCACCTGCTGCACGATCTCCAGCGTCACCCGCTCGGTGCGGAGGCCGTCGGAGGGAGGCACCGGATCGGGCTGCGGTGGCGCGGCGTCGGCCGTTCCACGCACTCGCCGCACCACACCGTCGATTTGGTCGCGTACGATGTCACTGGCAGCGAGCGAGAAGACGTTTGCCGCCTCCAACCGCCTCACCCGCTCCCGCAACTCCGCCACCGCGCTCGGCAGGTCGCGGTGATCGGGCAGCGGGACTCGCCGCCGACGGTGGGGCAGAAGATGCCGCGTGAAAGCCATGCCGGAGTGCGGCACGCGCTTCCAGCCGTCCTTCTCGTCGAGGTACTCATCGCCCGCCTCGATCACCTCCCCCACTTCCAGCCGCCGCCAGTTCGCGGCCTCGTTTTCCGCGGCGCGAACGGCGGCCTGGGCGACGGGGTCGCTACTCCAGGGGTGCGGCATCCGTCGCTCGTCGTCGGCAGTCGGCTCCATCGACGCGATGATCCGGTCCTTGAACTCGCCCATCACTTTCCCTCCTTCTCGATTGCCTCGATCCGCTGCTCAAGATTCGTGATCTTGCTGTCCGCAGCGCAGATGAGAACTCCGTAGACGAACGACAGCGCGGCCATCATCAACAGGACCTTCGCTCCCATGCCGTACGCCTCGCACGACGCAGCCGCGTCGATGTAGCCCTTCTGGGCCTCCCACAGGTCGCTCATCGCCCGCCCTCCTTCACACCACCCTGAACGATCACACGCCGCGTGTTACTGAGGACGCCAAGAGG